CTCAGATGACTACATCAAAGCCATCAACAAAGGCTTGAGCCTCTTTGAAATGCAGATAGGAGTCTCAGCTGGCATGTTTAGCTTTGACGGCAAGTCAATGAAAACAGCCACAGAGATTGTGTCTGAGAACAGTGACACTTATCAGATGAGAAATAGCATTGTCTCACTGGTTGAGCAATCACTAAAAGAGCTCATCATCTCAATGCTAGAGCTTGCCAAGGCTTACAAACTATACTCAGGGAATATCCCTGAGATGGATAAAATCAGCGTCAATCTTGATGATGGTGTCTTTACTGACAGAAACGCTGAGCTTGACTATTGGATAAAAGTAGTCAATGCTGGCTTTGGTACGGATGTCATGGCTATTGAGAAAGTGCTCAACGTGACACCTCAGAAAGCCGAAAAAATTAAGGCTGAGATTGATGGCAATGTCATTGATCATGTAAATGATGAGCGTAGCCCTGAGGATGTCTTAGTCTATGGAGAGTAGCATGAAAAGACTACTTAGGTTTATTTTGCCACCACTCAACCCAGCCAAGTTGTTTATTAAGTCCCCAAACAGGTTTTTGAGGTGGGTATGGTATGACTAAAAAGAAACCAATCAAGCTAAATGATGAGCAGTTAATGCTTGACGCAAGCAACGTGGCTGACATCTATCATCAGCTAACACTTGACTTATTTGACCAAGTAATAGACAGACTCAAAGAGCGTGGCTCAGTTAGCTTGGAAGAAAATCCTTATTTGTGGCAACTTGAGAAAATGAATGAGATGGGGCTCCTTAATGAGGATAATGTCAGTCTTATTTCAGAGCGCTCAGGGATTGCTGAGGAGCAGCTCAGGTATGTTATTCAAAACGAGGGCTACAAGGTCTACAAGGATACTAAAGAGCAACTACTAGAGTCCATGGGTGGAGAGTTTAGTCATAACTCACTCATTCAGACCAATCTAGCTGCTTATGTCAATCAAGCTATGGGAGATATAGACAACCTCATCAATACCACTCTACCAATGAGTGTCAGAAATGTCTATCAGTCTATTGTCCAGGAAAGCGTGGCAAAAGTAGTCACAGGGCTTACCACATCAGATAAAGCTATCTCTGATACAGTCATGAAATGGGCTGAGAAAGGTTTCTATGGCTTTACTGATAGTCAAGGCAAGAGGTGGAAAGCTGACACTTATGCTAGACAGATCATCAAGTCTACAGCTTGGAGGGTCTACCGTGAGGTCAGAAAAGCTCCAGCTGATGAGATGGGTATAGATACCTTTTACTATCACAAGAAAGCCACAGCAAGAGAGATGTGCGCCCCTCTACAACATCAGATAGTAACTACTGGAGTTGCTAGAACTGAGGCTGGAGAGCGTATCCTTGCTTTAGCTGATTATGGCTACGGTCATCCAGCAGGTTGTCAGGGTATAAATTGCACCCATGAGATGACACCATACATCCCAGGGGTCAATTACAAGCCCGATTTGCCCGATTATTTGAAAGACCTAACACCTGAGGAGGCTATAGCAAATGCAAACGTACAGGCTAAACAGAGAGCCCTAGAGAGGTCTATCAGAAAGTCTAAGGAGCTTTTGCATGTTGCAGAAAAGCTAGGAGATAGTGAACTAATCTCTAGTTATAAGAGCAAGGTCAGGATGAAACAAGGAGCCATGAGAGGCTTTTTGAGCCAACACCCTTACCTACACAGAGATTATGCTAGAGAAAAATACTATGATGACCCCTATACCAAAGCCAAGAAAGAGGTTGAGTTACGGGAGAAACAGGCTAAAATAATCAATCAATTTAATAGAGCTAAAGAACTTTTGGGAGAAAAAGCTCCAAAATCATTGTCAAAATTTAAGGAAATGGGGTATAATAATACTAGAGAGTACAGGCAGGTATTACTCAAATCCGAGTTACAAGAACACATTAACAATGGCTTACTATCATTAACAATCAATCCTGATAAGCAGAACAGACATCTTAAAGAACATAAGGCTTATATTGATTATGTAGAACGAAATAAAAGTAAAGGTAAACCAATACCTGGATATATTGACGCAGATAATGCAACTATTCAGAAAATTATAAATGATAATTACCTAGACGGAAAAATCATAAAACGACAAGATGGACAATTTAACTCTGTTATAAAAATTGATGAAAAAAGTGGTGTAGCGTATAGTCGCTCTGACTTAGATGGGAAACATCCAACAAAAACAAATGAGTTTACCATCCATATTTCAAAATCTAAAACCCACTTAGTGCCTAAAATGCCTAGTGATATTACAAAAGGAGGAACACAATGAGACTATGGGAATATGTAGACAAAAATGTACGCCTTGTTTTAAAAGATGACACCTCTATCACTGGCAAGGTTATAGATTGGTATGATGGCTATGATTTAGACGGTTCTGACGAAATCGTTATAGGTGACTACTCATACCCTGAGAACATTATCAAGGAAATCAAAATTATCAGCGCTTAGTACATTCTAGGCGCTTTTTTAATACCATAAACCACTATAAACCTATGGGAACCCATCAGGTTTTTTATTTTGCCCTGGAGCATGGCGTAAAACTGTCTTAATTTGTCCATGTGACGTAAAAAGGAGGATTAAGACATGAGTCTTAAACGTGAAATGTTAGTTGAGGCAGGTATCGAGGATAAGTCAGTGATTGACAATATCATGCAAGCGTACGGTGCAGGTATTGAGAATGCAAAATCACAGGCTAAATCTGAGCTACAAGCTGAAAATGAGACATTAAAGCAACAACTTGAGCAACAGACTCAAGCGATCCAAGACTTACAAGCTAAAGAGGGAGCTAGTGAGGAAAGCAAGCAACAGCTTGAGCAACTCAAGGCTCAATTTGAGCAGTATAAGCTGGATAGCGAGGCAAACCTTGCTCAGGTAACCAAAACCAATGCTATTGCCCTTGCTTTGAAAGATGTAGGCGCTTATAACTCAGAGGACTTGATGAAATTCATTGACCTAGACAGTATTGAGCTAGGAGAGGATGGTAAGCCTCAGCTTGAGGATACGATCAACTCACTCCGAGAGTCAAGCCCTTACCTTTTCCAAACGGTGCAAGAGCAACCCAATCCTAATATCTCTGTCCCAGGTAACCCATCAGCAAGTAATGCAGATGACGGCTTGAGCGCAGAGGACAAAGCCCTTTTTGCAGGCTTTGACAGCGTATAATACTAAAAAGAAAAGAGGAAATATATAAATGACAGTAAACTACGCAGAAAAATTCAGTCAGAAAGTTGATGAGCGTTTTGCAAGAGAGGCTCTCACTACTAACATTGTCAACCAAGATTTTGATTTCATTGACGCTGAGACAGTTAAGGTCTACACAGTAGAAACATCAGCAATGAATGACTACAAGACCACTGGTCAAAATCGCTACGGCACAGCTGATGAGCTTGGAAACAGCGTGCAAACTATGACTCTCTCTCAAGATCGCTCATTCACATTCACGATTGACAATAAATCTTTACAAGGAACAAATGGAGCTATGGCAGAGGGCAAGGCTCTAGCCCGTCAAATTTCAGAGGTTGTCATCCCTGAGATTGATAAGTACCGTCTTTCAAAAATTGTGGCAGGCGCTGAAACTACTCATGTTGGTACAGGCACAGTAAACAAGACTAATGCTTATGAGCTTGTACTTGAGGGACAATCTAAACTTGATGACGCTCTTGTACCTACAGCTGGCCGTATCTTGCATGTGTCTCCTAAATTCTACAAGTTGATTAAACTTGATGACACTTTTGTCAAAAACTCTGACCTTGGTCAAGAAATCACTATCAAGGGTCAAATGGGTATGATTGACGGTATGCCAGTAGTGTTGACACCTACTACTTACCTACCTACAGGTGTTGAGTTTGTCATCGCTCACTCAGCAGCTACTACATCTCCAGTTAAGTTGCAAGACTACAAAATCCATGACAACCCACCAGGTATCAACGGTAAACTGGTTGAGGGGCGTATCCGCTATGACGCTTTTGTCTTGGACGCTAAGAAAAAGGCAATCTACGTTCACAAAACAGCCTAAGGAGGTAAACAATGGCTAAAGATAATGCAACAGAGGAAGTAGTAGAGGTCAAACCTGAGGTCACTCTGACTAAGGACGGGCTTGAGTACACTCTCACTGACCCTGTAATGATTGCAGCCTTTAAAAATCAAGGCTTTGAGGCAAAGGAGTAGCTAAATGAGTAAATTTAAAGCTACAGCCAATGTGGTCTTTAATATCAATGGCTATGAGAGAGCCTTTGATAAAGACACAGAGTACAGCATGGACAAGGATGTAGTCGCTGAGCTCAACGCCAAAGGTGCTATCACACACCCTGAGCTTAGTCCATTCTTTGTACCTGCTGAAATTGAAGAAGAAATTGAGGCGGATGATTAAGACCGCCTCTTAAAATGGAGGAGGTGGTCATCATCGCTTACTTGACAAAAGATGAGTATAATGAGTTAGGTTTTGATGAAGTCAATGACTTTGAGAATATTTTGATGAGGGCTGAGGTAGCTATCAATCTCTTTCTTAATGGATTTTATGACACTAAGAATTTTGAGACTGATTTTGAGCCTAGAAAGAAAGCTGTCAAACTTGCTACAGCATTTCAAGTGGCTTATTTAGACGCTAGTGGGATCACTACAGCTGAGGATAAGCAAGCAGTCTCTACTGTGACACTTGGTAGGACTCATGTGAGCTATCAGAGCGCCTCTAAGCAATCGTTTGAAAGTGCTAGGTATAATCTATCACTTGACGCCTTGAACGTGCTCAAAGGAGCTGGTTTTGGGTTCAGGGGGGTAGGCTATGATAGACATTGATAAGCGGTTATTGATTGATACTGTAACAATTCAAAAAGCGACAGATGAAAAAGACGGATGGGGAAAAGTAATATTAGAGAGCCCAGTGACCCTTAAACATGTCAGATTTGATAGACAGTATCAAGTGCAAGGCACGAAGAACAACCGCAAAGAGTCCAAGCCTAGCACTTTATTTGTGTACCCTAAATATTGCCCAGTTGTTCTAGATAACACCTTTAAAAATGCCATTATCAATGACGGAGAACGTGAGTACAGAGTAACCTCTGTGGTTCCTGTCAGTTATCCACATAAGCAAAAAGTATTTTGTTACGAGGTGGATTGTATCTGATGGGAACTAGCGTATCTGTAAAAGTTGACCTAAAAGGCATAGAGAGGAAAGTATCCCCACAAGCACTAGCCAAGGGCAAGTTAGCTATTGCAAACCAAATGCTGACTGACTTTACATCCTTTATCCCACGCAAAAGCGGAGACCTAAGCGGTAGCGGTCAAGCTACAAAGGATGGAGTGCGATATCCTGGCCCTTATGCAAGAGCTCAGTTTTACGGCTCAAGCTACAACAAAGTAAGGACTTTTTACTTTAAAAAGTACACCACACCAGGAACTGGTAAGCGCTGGGACTTAAAAGCCGAGGCTCTACATGCTAGTGAGTGGGCTAAAGTCGGATTGACCGCAATGGGAGTGAAAACATGAATAATAACGATTTTTCAGAGGTTTTAAGAGATTTCATCAATACACTAAAACTCTCTCTGACTTGTAGACTTGACTATTTGTCAGAGAAAGAGGATTTAGTCCTATATCCTTTGCCAGGGGGCAAGGTTTTAAAAGAGTACATGAACGGCAAACAAGACATCAGTCTTGTCTTTGAGGTGGCTATCAAGACACTTGATCATCAAAAGACAAGCTCTATCCTGTGGGCTATCAATCACGCTCTTGCTGATTTTAACCTAGAGCTACCTAGCAAAAATAACTCATATCAATTCAGAGGCCTTGAAGTATCTCAGCCATTTCTTAATGACCGAGATGAGCAAGGTTTTTATATTTACATGCTGGATGTCACAGCACAATTAGAAACAAATGGAGGAAATTAAATGCCAAAAATGAAGAACGCCAAGCGCAAACATTATATTGCGCCTTGGTCATCAGCTACACCTACCACAGAGCCAGGGTCAGACGCTTGGAAATGGCTTGCAGATGGAGTGACAACCGCTGAGGTTGAAAACGATGAGGAAACAGATGACATTGCCTACTACAATGGCGATGGAACAAAGAAAACTGTAGTCACATCTGTCAAGAAAGGCTACAGCTTTGAGGGAGACTACATCAAAGAGGATGAGGCTCAGGCTATCATTGCAGCTATGGAATTTAAGACAGGCGATGACCGCAATGTCTGGTTCAAAGTAGTAGAGTCTGATGGTAAGACTCAATATGTCGGAGTAGCTACAGCCTCAGGTATCAAAATTGGAGGTGGTGAGGCCTCTGAGTATGAGGGCTTTGAGGCAACGATCAGCTGGAATACAGCACCTAAGCAGTCCGCTGTAGTCGGATAATGTGAAGTGAGGGGAGTGTCAATCGCTCCCCTTTTTATTTTTGTTTAAAAAAATTAGTAGGAGAAAATCAAAATGGTAGTAATCAAAAAACGTGACAATGTCATCCCTGTAGATTTTGGAGAGTTCAAGCTTGAATTTGTAGCCAATGACCAAAACATCCACAAAATGGAGAAAGTAGGCAAAAAGCTCAAAAAAGAGGGCGAAAAACTAGCCAAGACAGAGGACAGCAAGACCTTTGAAACGTTACAAGACTTAGTCAAAGATTCTTGGACAGAGCTGTTTGACAAAGAGGCTTTTGACAAGGTCTACTCATTCTCCAATGGATCTACAGTGGACACAATGGCCTACTTGCTTGAGGCAATCACTGGAGTCATCTCAGAATGGGAGAAACGTAACAACACAGACGCTCTCAAAAAATACTTAGGAGACTAACATGCTAGATTTATCAAGGAAATTGACTGATGAGTTAGTCCTTGATGAGGATGTGTATCCTATGAATATCTCTTTTAATAAGGTTTTGAAAGTTATCGAGCTCATCAATGATGATGATATTGAGGAACTATACAAGCCTTATCTTGCTCTACAGATTTTTACAGATGTAGATTTCACTCAGGCATTAACACCTGAGCAAGCCACAGCAATCTTTAAGATGATATTTGAGGAACATATCAGGGTCATACCAGCCAAAGATACGGCACCAGTGCTAGACCTAGCAGGCAATCCTATCAAGAGCAAAATCCGCTCTAAGAGTCAATCAGAGGGCACTAAACGGCTTTTTAGTCTGAAATATGACGCTGAGTATATTTACTCATCATTCTTACAAGCCTACGGTATTGACCTCATAGACGCTCAGAACAGCCTACACTGGAAGAAATTCAACGCTTTGCTTAATGGGCTACCAAGTGACACAAAATTCGCTGAGGTGCTTAAAATTCGCTCTTATAAGCCTCAAAAAGGAGACAGTAAGCAATACAAGGAAAGCATGAGAGAATTAAAAAAAGAGTATGCCCTACCTAATGATTTTGACTACTAAAAGAAAGGAGGTACACAATGGCAGATGGTTCAGTAACTATCAAGGTTGACATGGATGGATCTAATGCTCAGGCTGGAGTCAGCAAGCTCAAGTCACTTTTTGGAGGCCTTGAGAGTACAGGCCAAAAAGTAGGCTCAGTATTCAAGTCAGTATTGGGAGCTAATCTAATTGGCTCAGCCCTGACCTCAGGAATTGGGACTATTACTAGCGGTATCCGTGAAATGGCCTCTGAGCTCAATAGCTCACAAAAAGCCTGGAAAACATTTGAGGGAAACCTCCAAGCCTTCGGACGATCAGCTGAGGAAATCAAGGCAGCTAAGACCGAAATGCAGGACTTTGCGACAAAGACCATCTACTCAGCCTCTGATATGGCTAGTACCTACTCACAGCTTGACGCTGTAGGTACAAAAAATGTAGGGAGCTTAGTTAAGGCCTTTGGTGGACTTGCAGCCTCAGCAGAAAATCCAGCCCAAGCCATGAAATCACTATCAACTCAGGCAACACAAATGGCAAGTAAGCCTAAAATCGCCTGGATGGACTTTAAAATCATGATGGAGCAAGCTCCAGCTGGTATGGCTGCAGTCGCAAAAGAGATGGGAATGTCTACGGCTGACCTTGTAAAAGCTGTGCAAGATGGGAAAGTTAAGACCGAGGATTTCTTTGACGCTATGAACCGAGCAGGAAACTCAGACGCTTTTCAAAAGATGGCTACAGAGTTCAAAACAGTTGACCAGGCTATAGACGGGGCAAAAGAAAGCCTCTCTAATAAACTTATGCCAGCCTTTGAAAAACTTAACAAGTTTGGAATTAAGGCAGTCAATGCAGTTTCAGACGCTTTAGAAAAAATCAATTTTGATAGTTTGGCAGACAAATTAGGAGGATTTTTAGAAAGTATCAACATTGATGGCATTATTTCAAATGTCAGCACATCAATCTCTGATTTTGTTGGTAAAATTAAAACTTTCTGGCAAGCATTCTCAAACACTGGGGCAGTTAGTGCTTTTACTAGCGCCATTAAGAGTGTTGCTGGAGCTCTGAAAAATGTCTGGGATAGTTTAACTACATCAGAGGTCTTGTCAACTCTAGGGAGTGTATTAGGCGATATTGTCAAATGGCTTTCACAGGCTGCTACAGTAGCTGGTAACTTTATCAGCTCATTGCCTACTGGAGTCATTCAAGCAATCACTGTAGGTTTACTTGGTTTAGTAACTGGTTTCAAAGCGTTCAACTTTTTAAAATCTTTCAATCCATTTAGCTTATTTAAGAAAAATGCGATGACTGGAGTCAGCGGGGTTACCTCAGCTGTCAGATCAACTAGTGCAAGCGTGGTCTCAATTATCCGCAGTCTTGGACAAAGTGTAGCCATTGTAGCTAAAGGAATTGGCGAGGGCGTAGGAGCTGCTTTTCGTGGAATTGCTAAAGGTTTGTCAATGGTAAATCCTTTAACTATCGCAGCATTAGCTGTCCCTATTTTAGCTCTAGGAGCAGCATTTGCTTTGATGGGAACTCAAGGGCAAGGTATTGCAACAATTTTACAAGCTGTAGGCGATGTTATTGTCGGTGTAGGTACCGCTATTGGAACTATCCTAAATATGGCTATACAAGGCTTAGCTCAGGCGCTAGTAATTGTGGCACCAGTGCTCCCTACTATAGCCTCATCATTTGCAATGATGTCTCCAGTTATTTTAGCTGTGGGAACAGCAATCAGCTCCATTATTAACTCATTTAGTGGTCTAGCTCCAGTGATTACAGCGTTAGGATCAGCTATAAGCGAGATTATAACAGCAATCAGCTCAGGAATTGCTGAGATAGCAACGGCTGTGACACCTATTGTTGAAATACTTTCTGAGGCATTTGTCCAAATCGTCGATATAGTCTCTCAGGCTATTGTGCAGATTGTCGAGGCTTTAGCTCCATTTATGCCAGCTATTTCTGAAATGGTTCAGGCGGTAGCTCCCGTGCTCCAGTCCTTGGTAGAGGCGTTTAATAACCTAATCAGTCAAGTTAGCCCTATCATTGATAGTTTGTCCAACCTCTTGAAAACTTTTGGAGAACAGGTCAGCTCTATCTTAGAGAGTGCTGGTAGTGTAGTTGAGTCTTTTGGATCTGCTATTCGTAATGTGCTTGACGGTGTAGCTGGTATCTTTGACAGTATCGGTAACGCTGCTAAAAATGCAGGGCAAGGCGTGAAGTTGATGGCTGAGGGTATTCAGATACTTGTAGGCCTAAATTTAGCTGACCTTGCAGGCACCTTGACGGTTGTTTCAGCTGGTTTAGCTGCTATTGCTAACTCAGGTATCGCTACAGCTGGAGCTGGATTGCAACAAGCAGGCATAGGTTTGATGTTGATAGCTACATCGGCTCAACTTGCAAGCGTAGCTATGCAGTCATTGCCTACGGCTTTGACATCATTGAGCACTAGCCTCAGTACATTGCCTGAAACATTAACAACGGCAGGTACAGCCATGAGCACCTTTGCTACATCAGTCATGAGCTCATTTGCAAGCCTTGGAGGCTCTGTAGCAAGTGTCATGATGTTACAGACAGGCTTGATGGCTCTAGCTAATGCAATGATGATGGCTCAGAGTGGAGCCGCTATGATGGCCTCTACACTAGAGATGATTAACTCATCAGCTATGTCAGCCTCATCAGCTATGTCTCAACTTGCTACATCAATCAGCTCAGCAATGACACAGGCTCTGTCATCCGTGCAAGCAAGCATGATGATGATGGTCACAGTGGTCTTGCAGTCATCAATTCAAATGACTCAAGCTGGTCAACGTGCTGGACAAGGGGTGTCTAATGGTGTGACTAATGGTATCCGCTCAGGAATTGCCTCAGCTACATCAGCAATGTCCTCCATGGTCAGCTCTATCCAATCTACAGGGATGAGAGGCGTGTCTACTATGCGCTATGTAGGCTCTATGATTGGCCAAGGGTTAGCAAGTGGTATGTATTCAGCTCTAGGAGCCGTGACGGCTGCAGCTAATGCACTAGTCGCTCAAGCTGAGAGAGCTGCACAGGCTAAGGCTAAGATTCACAGCCCATCAAGACTATTCAGAGACAATGTCGGACGCTATATTGCTCAAGGTATCGCTGTAGGTATTGAACAGAATAGCTCTGATGTAGTGGATAGTCTAGCTTATGTCCAGGATGAGATGTCAGCGTTCAAATTTAAAGCCGAGGATTTGCTAGGGCTAGGTAATGGCACACTGTCAAGTCAATTTAAACTAAAATCACTCACAGAGAGAGCTGAGAAAAGCCAGATTGAGGTTATCCGTGACCAAGCTGACAAAGCTCTTGCTAAAGCTCTTGAAGTGGCCGAGGAGGCTGTCAAGCGCCCTGTGAATATGGTGTTAGATGATGGTGCGCTAGTTGCTAAAATCGGACAACCAATGACTGATTATCAAAATGACAAGCTAATGCTAGATAACATGATGAGAGGGATTATCTAATGAATAATGACACAATCACAATCAATGGATTTGACCTCTCTGAGGTCATTGACATCATTGAAATTATCAGATCAGTAGGAAATGAGCGCAACATCACTACTAATGACGCTCCACTTTTGGGAGTAAACCTGCAAGAGGTAAGAACAGGCGCTAAAGTCATCAAAGTCAAGTTTGCTATGCAATATGGCAACGGCATGACACTAGAAACAGCTAAGCACAAATTGGCTGGGGTATTTAACACCTCAGAGGCCGTCAAGGTAGTCATCACAGATGAGCCTGATAAGTACTACATGGGTCTTGTCAGAGGCTCTGTGGACATGGAGAATGTGACAAGATGGTTTCAGAAAGGCGAGTTTGAGCTCTTAGTACCTGACGGAGTCGCTCATAGCTCAACCTATAGACGCTTTGAAAATGGCCAGGAACAGAGAGACAAAATTGTCTTTGATCTCACAAATGATGGAAATGTCAAGGCTTTTCCTGTAGTGAAAGTCAAGCACAATGCAGAAAATGGCTACATCGGTCTTGTCAATATTAGTGGAGCTCTTGAAATTGGAGACCGTGAGGAGACCGATACAGGCATAGTCAAGCGCTCTGAGGTTTTGCTTGATTTTAGAGGAGATAAAATCGCTGATGGTTTTGCTAGAGCTGTGAAAAACAAATCAATCACTAACTACTCTAACTCTGCCAATGAGAATGAGACTGGCACAGCTGAGGTCTTTAGTCTTTGGGGACGGAAACACATCAAATTGAGAGAGCAACCAATCCAAGGACAGGCTAGTCACTACTCTACAGGGATGTCATGGGACGTACCTGATGACACATCAGGCGAAAGAGGCTCACTTAATGATTACATTTTTTGTAAGCAAGTTTTTCAATCAGAAAATGCTGGACAGTATGGCTATATCAAGATAACGGTATCAGACAGTAATGGTCAATTTTTATATGGAGTTGAAACGTTCAAACGCTCAAATGGACAAGGGTGTGAATTTAACGTATTAAGGCCTGACTCTAATTCTAAATATGATTTTTTGAAATGCTTTACTTTTACAGGAACAGCAGATAAACGCCTAAACCCATTCAGCTCAGAAAGAGGTCAGTTTGAACTAAGAAGAAACAATGACAGGGTACAAGTTTATTATAACGGCTCTTATCACACTTTTATTATCCCTGAAATCAAGGATAGGAAATCAGCTAAAATCCATGCAACTATTGGAGCGTTTCATAACAAGCCTATTGTATCTCACATGTATCTTGATGAGTTGATGTATCGTAAGGACTTTGTGCCAGCAATCGGAGATGTGCCTAATCGTTATCCAATAGGTTCAAATGTCATCCTAAACAGTGAGAATGACACAGTCACAGTGGACGGTGTTGAAAGAGCTGTAGATGTTGTCCAGGGCTCAAAATTCTTGAGTATCCCCCCTGGCAGAAGTCAATTAGAGGTCTATTGCTCAAGCTGGGTCAAGACTAAACCTACAGTCACTGTGGAATTTAAAGAAAGGTATCTATAACAATGTTACTGACAATACATGACTCAAACTTGAGAAAAGTAGCCTTTGTGGATAATGAGAAACAGGGGACGCTAAACTATTTCAATGACAGCTGGACAAGATACCTTGAAACAGGATCTAGTATCTTTGATTTCACGGTTTTTAAAAAGGCTATTATCTCAGATGTAGGGCAAAAAAGAGCCTATAACACACTCAATGAAAAGGCCTTTGTCTCATTTCAGTATAAAGGCAAGACTTACCTACACACTATCCGAAAAGTTGAGGAGAATGAAAAAGTCATCAAGTGTCACGGTATCAATCTAAACCTTGAGCTTGTCAATGAGTACTCTATACCTTACAAGTCCCCTAAAGCTATGACTTTTAAAGAGTTTTGCGAGGCTATGGACTTACTCAATTATACTTTCTTGAAAATCGGTATTAACGAGGTATCAGACAAGAAAATTTCTGCTGAGTGGGAGGGTACAGATACCAAGCTAAATAGACTGTTAAGTCTAGCCAAGAAGTTTGACGCTGAAATCGAGTTTGACACACGCCTCAACGCTGACAGCTCCATCAAGTCATTCACAGTCAATGTATATCATGAACATGATGACAATCATCAAGGGGTAGGTCAAGTCAGCCCAAAGGTCTTAGAGTACGGCAAAAACCTCAAGACAATCACTAGGACTATTGACAAGACAGGTATCTATAACACTGTAGTCCCTACTGGTAAGGATGACCAAGGAAACGTTATTGACATCAGAGGCCTTGGAGCTTGGTCAGTCAACAATGCAAAGGGTGAGCGTGAGTTCTATCAGTCAGGCGCTGCACTTTATGCACCTCTCTCTATGCAGATGTACCCGTCTACTTTCACTCATGCTACTGGAGAGCTTGATCAGTGGACAAGAAAAGACATGACGGTTGAGAGTAAAAATCCTGAGACCATCCGCTCTATCGCTTACCGTGAGCTCAAAAAGAACTGCTACCCAGCGGTCACTTACGAGGCAGAGGGATTTGCTGACTTAGACATCGGAGATACAGTCAAGGTCTTTGATGACGGCTTTAGCCCTACGCTCTTACTTGAAATGAGGGTATCTGAGCAAACTATCAGCTTTACCAATCCCAAAAATAACAAGACCACTTTTTCAAACGCAAAAGCGCTTGAGAATAGACTCTCTCAGGGTATTCAGCAACAGCTAGACAGGATGATAGAAGAGGCTAAGCCTTACACTATCAAGCTTGCAACAGATAACGGTGTAGCCTTTAAAAATGGTCAAGGTCAGACGATTGTGATACCTACCCTCATGAGAGGGAATAAGGTCATCAATGCTGGCTGGCGTTGGACTGTGGATGATGTCATCAAGTCTACAAGCGCTAGATACACCGTGAGAGCCTCTGACATCAATCAAAAAATGGTTTTGACGGTGTCAGCCTGGATTGATAATAAAGAGGTGGCCTCTGAGCAATTAACGCTTATCAATGCGCTTGATGGCTCAAAAGGTGCTCCAGGAAAATCATCTCACATCCATTTTGCCTTTTCTGAAAATCCAG